CTACCAGTTGTTTTATAAAAATATTAGACGCCTGTTGGGTTTCTTTAATTTTTAGTTTTTTTTTACATCCACAAGAATTCAATTTTGTATCAAGAACTGATTTATAGGCCGTTTCCTGCATCATTGAACCGCCTTCTCTCTTTTTGCCTTTGATCTTGACTGCCGATAAAGAGCCAGGAATCGAGACTGTTTCATTTCCTGTATTGCCAAAAGTGTTAGGTTTTAATTTTGTCGTCATGTTTCCAGTAAATTTGTATGAAGCATTAGACTTTGGGAAGACTGCATCCTTTGAGATCATGTCATCTATTTCCTGGAGCATTTCTTCTGGCGTGTTTTCATAACTGTGTTCTTTATCAGTGGGAACCATTGGGCCTGTGTGTTTGTAAGAGGCATCTGCTGGCGGGAATGAAGCGTCACCTGAAATAATATCATCTAATTCATTTAGTAATTTGTCTGGTTGTTCTGTTTTGATTTCGCCTGTTGAGGTATGACACACGGCCCAAGGATTAACTCCATCTGCTTTACCTGAATCTTTGACATGTTGGACACATCTTTCAAATTTTTCTGGCATTAATCATCATCCTCCTCATCTTCTTTCTCTTCGATGTCCTCAGCATCTTTTTTTTGCTGTTGAATAATTGCATCTAAAACTTCTTTATTAAAATATTCAGCCAAAAAGTTTTCATTCATTCGTAATCTCTCCCTGTATTCTCATAATCCTGATTTGATTTATAGTCTCTTCGATAGTTTGTGGGCTTGAATGGGTTCTGTGATCCACGTGGATCGATCATCATATCATTATAGATTGGTTTATCCATCGGAGGACTACCGACGTTTTGATTATTGAATTGTGGAGGCAGTTCTCCACCGCCTGAATCGTTTTGTGGTAGCATCATGTTTGGCGCAATTCCTGTAAGACCCATTGGTGAGGTATAGCCTTGATCGACTGCTTGCTGATATTGGCCGTCCATAGATTTTGTCAATCCCAAGCCTGCCTGCTCGAACAATTTTCTTAGTTCCACAGGATCTTTTGGAAGCGGAGAATTCATGTAGAGTTCGATTAGATGAATTTGTTGGTCGATTGGAATGTCCTTCTTTTCTACCTCACCGAAGTTAATCTCAAAGTCTGTTTCATCCCATTCTACTGGAACCATTCCTCCCGCGTACATTGGATCGTAGTATGGATGTGCCAAATACCAGGGCTTGAAGAATTTCTCGTTTAGTTGCTCCATTACACTAACAGGAAATGCTGACAATCCGATCTCTGTAAGAATTGCAGATGTCTTTGCATTCGCATAACTGTGCTGTGATGTTCCTGCTTCCTTGGAACGAAAATCGTTTAGCGCTTTCATTATTGGGCCCATCGTAATATCTTGGAATTGTTGTGGATTGAAATTCCTTGCTTGCGATCCCAGTTCTTTTACGTCCACCTTTGTTCCCGCGACTACGTCCTGGCCAATTTCTAAACCCTCGACTTGATTTTGCAGTGCTGCTCTGTCGTCTTCATCGCCTGATTCAACTATCCAAACATTGTGTGTGATGTATCTTTGTTCTGCCATCTGCATATTGAACTGCGTTGCATACTTTCTTTCTAAAAGACTTGGCAGTTTGTTATCGATTAATCCGTTTGCGGAAACTTGAGAGAATATTCTTGGTGATGTCATTGATGTTCCAAAGCCTGTTCCAAAGGCAGACGCATCAATGGGATTCCAGATGAAGTGAATCACTTCCCCTGGATTGTGATAGCCTTGATACTCCGCTCCGCGGAATTCGTACTTGTAAGGAATCCTCTGACGATCCCACCAGATCCTGACGAAGGATGATATTGGAATGTGCATGAGATCATCAAAGGATCGAACGTTGGCAATTCCTAAACGTGGCTTCCAGATTGAGTTTCCATACCACAAAAGTTCTTTTATTAAAATTGTGTCCCAAGTATCAAAGCGCATATCTCGTGTGAACTTTTCAAAATAATCAACGAGACCTTCATTCTTTGCTTTTACATAATGCTGGCCTCCCGTGATCTTGCTGGCAAGATCGTTGATTGCAAGTTGGACATCTTCATCAATTTCTAACGCTGCTGCTTGAATTCTATGAGAAATTAACGGCGCATCGAAAGTCTTTGATGTGTAGCCTTCCCGGGAATATGCGCCAACCGTTGAAATCTCTGGCCCCCAGACAGGCTGTGATAATCCTGGCAGGGCCTCAAAATAATTCTTCATATCCATTAAGCGTAATGAATTGGGAGGCTTGACGTGTTCAGGATGAGGAGAGTCAATAATTCCTAACTTCGTCAATCCACTCGCGATGCGAGATTTGAATCCCATGAATTTCAGAATTGATTCATCGCTTAAAGTTGTTTATTTTGTTGGTTTTGCTATGAGTAAAGACCATGCTGGCTTACTCATAGAATACAACTCAAGATAACTTATTTCTTTTGGATGGCGACGATTTTTTCCAAGTGGTTTTTTATTTCTCATCGTTTTTTTGCCACCTGCACATTTACTATTGGAATTTCAGTAGAAACCAAATCACCATAATGGGTTTCCTTGGGATATCGATAGCCTGTTCCGTGTGGTTTTTCATTTTTATATTCTGCTTTATAAAGTTCTTTTGCGCACTTGTAGCATAGTTGCCACTTCTTCCAATTCTTCGCTCGGCGTGTTCGGCCTGAAAAACCGCAGTTAAGACACTTTGCCAATAGACTCCTGCATTTTGTTAGACAGTTAACAAGTTAAAAAGCCACTTACTCAATCAATTCCATACCTTTTGTGAACATGTTTGTGCTTGTTGAAGTTCACAATATTCCAAAATTCCCTGCCACAGTTTTTGCATTTTATCGGCTTTGTCATTTTGGGCTTGCCGTGATCATCCAACTCCCCCATCTTGAAGCCACTGAAATTTGTCAACGCTTTCGCTTCTTGACGGGTGAAATTCTGTAAGCATCTGGGTTCCAATTTTGATCGGCCACCAAACAATAGATGATTGACATAACGGAATCAGGCGGATGGTTAAACTGTTTTTTGGCTTTTTGTCTGGGATCTTCGACACGGACTTCGGTGTCTTCTTCCAAGTCTTTTCTTGTTATGGAACAAAAATCATCCATTAGGAAATCTGTCTCCCAGTCATTTTTCATGGGAATCATAAAAACTGACTTTTTGAGTTCTTCTTCGTCCGGACGGCTCGGATGTGATACAAATTTTCCAATAAAATCGATGAAGCCTTGGATAACAGTTGTTTTATCGATTTGTATTCTTCCAAGTTGTGTCCCATGCTCATCGGTCTCCTGGATATATTCCATCTCGGGTTTAGTTTCATCTCCAGTAGTACGACAACCCGTGAATCTTTTTCTACCCAAACCCTCAAACTTGATATCTCGGCTGTCTCGTCCACCATCTTGGATTACCTTCACTTGTATTTGGCCGTATCCCAAGTCACCGACTGCGAAATCCACCGCAAAGTCTTTGAATAACTCTGCAAGATAGCGAGCTTGATCAAGTTGGTGCTCTTGCGGTCTCGGGTCAATATGAGCCAACTGATACCGATGAGATTTACGCCAATGAATAAGAATAGATGCGACAGTTTTACTTGCAGACGGACCAGATCCAAAATCTACGCCACCGAAAATCCTAACATCATTACCAAAAACCTCTTTAATCTTCCTGACTTCTTCGGCACGCAGTAACGGAAGATATCGCACGTAGCAACGTTCCACCATTTCGGGTGTGATAGGTCTACGTTCAGCCTTGTAAAATTCTCCGAGGGTGTGGGAGAGATACATTGAACTTGAATAATGTCGCTGTTGGTGCTGGACAGATAGTTCGGGTTGAGTTTGATATTTAGTAACCGCATCTTCAATCGTGATCGGAACGTGCGCAAAGATAGTCTGAGGGAAGTGATAGCCGCGGTAATTGAAGTTTTCTGGCTTTTGTGGAACCCATCGGCCTGCGAGAATTTTCTTAAGTTCATCTAAATCGTTCGATATTTCTCCAAAGGCGTCGAACTTTAATTTTGCCCTCCAGTATTGATCGTCATAGATCCACTCCCTTTGGTCTGTTCTTTCCCACATCTTGTGATATTCGGAGCCTGCTTCACCACCAATCCCAAACATGACCACATGACCTTTCGTTTTGCTAAGGGAATACATGGCAACAGGCAGGAATCCAACATCCTGGGCCTGCATTTCATCGAAGACTAGGATCTTGTTTGACTTGCCTTCGACCTTGTGATAATGATTCTCATCCGTAAGAAGATAAATGACGCTGCCATTCCTGAGTCTGATTCTTCCAATGTTTGCTCTTTGATGGGGGAGAAATTGCGCAAGCATGGGATTTGACAAGAATGTATCAAACCTGAGCCTTTGTTCTGAAAAGGCCGATTTGTGTTCTTCATCATCAACTACATAAGTAACCTCGCATCCAGGATGCAGGATTGCAATCCATGAAATAATGCTGGCACAGTTCGTTGTTTTGAATGTCTGGCGTCCATTCAGGAAGAAGATGTTGGGATGATTGTCAAGCAAAGGCTCGATCCAGAAAGGAGATTGATCAAAGGTGAGAGGCACGCGGCCAATATTGGGCCTGAATTTGCTGATAAAATCAATCACATTATTTGGCGCTTCCGGGAGATCAACGATTTCGGCGCTTCTTTCAGCCCAACTTGAGAGATGGGGAATGCTGATTTTTTTCAATTATTCTCCTCAAACTCTAATTTACTTCCACAGAATTGACAAAACTTCCAATCTTCAAAGACTGGTCTTGAGTGTATTCTTCCGTCTTTAGTTCTACAAGTAGGGCAAAACTTTCGTTGTTTTTTCGTAGTTAATGTCAATGGCACTTCCTCCCATGCTCTAAACTAAACCAATGCTCAAATAATGAGTGATGTTCTTTATCCTGGCAATATTTACAATACGTAGTTAATGTCATGTCCAAATATTCCACTCCACATAAAAAACGTGTTTGCCTACATGGTCTTTTTCTTTTACACATTTTAATCCCAATAAATTATCAGGGGGCGAATATGGCATATCACATCTCTCTTTAGACCAAAATTCAAACGTTACTTGTTTACTTCCTGAGTTTGATGTCATTTCCTGCTTGAAACGGCCAGGAATACTGGTCCCTCCCCTTCTAGACTGAGCCTTGCGATTACAGTCTCGTCAATCTGTTTTATGATTTCACGTTTTTCCCTGGGATCTGTGGTGTTTTGCTTCATGGCCTCCAGTTCCTTTTCATGGGCCATGATTTTCTTTATGCCTAGCATTACATCGTAGACATAGCCTTCCTTGGCCAGCCCAACAAGCCAGGGAGCAGCAGACTTTTTGATCGCTCTGACGTCGTTTTTTACAGTATCTAATCTGATTTCAGGCCATTTTTCCTCCATGTTTTTCTTGATTTCGGTAGCAGAGTCAACATGATGCATTAAGAGTTGCGCGACAGCATTCCTTCTTTCATTAACGATCATTCTATCAGCCAAAGTGTAAATCTCTAGGTTTGGTTATACCCTGTCCGAGTATTTGTCAATTATGCTACTGTCTGTCTGTCTGTGTGTATGTAGGATGCAACAGCAGCAGCAACATCATGTTTGTACTACACATTATACAACACAACTCTCTCCACACAGGTCTTCGGCTTGGAAATCATCAAAAGTGGTCTGTTGCTCGATTTCCTTAGTTCTGTTTGAAGTCGGAACCTGATTCCAGCCTCCATAACGACAGTAATATTTCGCATTTTTTGTCCCATACAGTTGGATTTCTTTCTCTAACCATTGGATTGTGGCAAAGGCGAATGGATCGTGTTTTTGAATCATTTTTAGTTCCCATTCGGCTATGAATGCGCCACAATAGCACTCACCGCTTCTATTCAGCCACGCATAAACAGGGGTCTTTTCCAATTCATGCTCAGTGAAATAATTCCATAATTGAAGCCCATTCTTGTAAAGAAACGGCTTGATGAAGATCTTTTTCCCATCCTTGTCAACAGGCTTTCTGACGTATTTTTTTACTAATTCTCTTGTCTTGGATTCCTTTTTTCTTACTCCTGAGATAAAAGCGGCCTTTTCACCACGGTTTAGAGCCTCTGCTATGTGTAACTCCCAGTTGTGATATTTTAAAGAGCCCATCCATTGACGATGATTTCTTGCGGATGCAAAGCCCCACTTCATCACTACATTATAGAAACGATCCCGTTCGTTTGGCCATGTCATTGTTAACTTCCAGTTCATTCGATGGCAGTAATCAATGACAAATTTTCTGGTTGCTTGCGCTCCAAGCCCTACATTGGTGAAGACAGCCCCCCCTTTCTGGAATAGTTCGGGATAGTTCTCAGCGACATAATGCAGAACGCAGACAGAATCCTTGCCACCGGAATAGAGAACATAAAGAGTGTCTAAATTGTATTTTTTTATTGCTTCATCTAAAATTTGTTTTGGTGTTTGAGGCTCATGCCAAGCCAGTTCTTGTTTATCATTCATCTAGATACTTGTCCTCTTCCAAAGATTCTAAATGATCGTGAAGTGCTTGCCAATCTTTGTGAGTTGGCACAAATATGAAGCCTCCACATTTAGGACACTCCATCGCACGTGTTCTTTCAGGTTCTTCGAATGGATGATTACAGTAAGGACATTCAAGATCAGCCATATTGTCTTACCCACACTCCGCCGCAGTTGTGATAAATCCCGACATAGTCGGAGAATGTTTCGGCTGTCTCATTACATTTATCACACTTGTATTTCATTTCTTGCTCTCCTTTAGAAATTTCACAATTTCACTAACATCTGTTTCCTCAGTGATATTGAGGCGTTCACAAATCTCTCGTAGTATTTGGTTTCGAATTAATATGGGTTGTAATTCAATAGAATTTTTATAGATTTGATCTATTTTTTTCTGTGATATTTCATATTTTCTAGCCTTTTTACTTATTCGATTAAGAGTTTCTACTGCTCCTTCGTTATCTCCGTCTTCTCCACAATGATTCATTAGGATCTTACAGAGTTCATCACAAAGTCTAGCCTTTTCATAATCATCTAGGATTTGTTGTTTGAGTTGTTTTGCTTGTTCCTTATCCCAAATTTGATTGATTCCTAATTCTAATCTGTAAATGTTTGTTGGATGATTTGAAGGATTAACTAATATTTTTTCTAATTGAATATCATCTTTTGTTAGTTTCATCTTTCGTGCTTCCTCGCTGGATTCAGATCGTGGATACATCTGCCATAAAGACCATTAGTCATTTTGTTTTGTCATCTTCCATTTCAGCATCGAGATATTCAAACATTTTTTCTGCTCTTTTAGATTCAGCAAAACTGACAAACATTCTGAAAAACATAGCATTATTTTCAAAATTTTTTTTTATTAATTTTTTTACTTCTTGCTCTTTCTTTTTTTCGCCTTTTACTTTCCAATACAATCTCATTTTATTGAGCGAGGTTAATTGTATCATTAAATCAGTTATGGCCCTCTGATCATCCCAATTCATTCTATGAAATTTCAAGTGG